GTTTCCCAGTCACGATCGGTCAGGAGATGGATGTGTTTATACTCACAATTCAGGAGTTGTAGAGCTTTCACTTCATTCTGGCAATGAACCTTATCTCGAAAGATTCAGGCTACTACTTCGTAAGATAGGTATAATAAATTCACATGTTTATAAAAAAGTCAATTCTAAAGCAGTAAGATTAATAATAAAAACTGTAGATGATATATTAACTTTTTTTGAAGAAGTAGGTCAAATCTTTGGAAAAGAATTAGAATCAAACAACGCTATAGATGCCTCAAATTCTAGAATAAGAAGAACTAGAAGAAGATTTAAAAAAGCCTGTAGACAAAAAATAATATCAATAGATTATATAGGCAAAGAAGAAGTTTATGATATAGAAGTCGCTGATAGGCATAATTACTTCGCTAATGGCATGGTAGTGCATAATTGTACCGCTCAACGAAAGGTTGTAAGAGCAGGGAGGCGTTTGGGCAAGACAAGTTGTATAGTTATACTGTCTTTATGGCTAACCAATACAAATAAAAACTTTACTGTATTGGTTGTAGCACCCTATCAATCTCAGGTTCAGCTCATCTTTGATGCCTTCAATCAAATGATTGAAACTTCAGAAGAATTATCTTCCTCTATAAAGAGAAATACCCAAAACCCCCATAGAATCGAATTCAATAACGGCTCTAAGTTGCTAGGCTTCTCTTCTGGTTCAAAATCAGCTGCTAGATCAGATAAAATTAGAGGTCAGGACGCTAACTATATTGTTATTGACGAAGCTGATTATCTTGCCAACGATGACCTAGATGCTATCCTTGCTATTCTAGCGTCTCACCCAGACTGTGGTTTGTGGGCCTCTTCAACTCCTACTGGTGCCCATAACAAATTTTATCAATGGTCAGTTCAGAAGGATCTTGGATTCAAAGAATTCCACTACATCTCTGCAGAATCTCCTTCTTGGACCAAAGATGTAGAAGACTTCCTTAGAGGCGACACCGACGCTGTAGCTTTCGAGCATGAGTATTACGCCGAATTCGGTCTACAAACTCAAGGTGTATTTAGAAACGACTTAATAGATGCTTCTTTGGAAATGTACGATCTTCCAAGAAAGAAAGAAGGTGGCTCTAGGGTTGTTATTGGAGTTGACTGGAACGGCTCAGATGTAGGTACGCACATATGCGTAGTTTCTTGGAACGGTCAGTATTATCACCTATTAGATAAAATAGTCATCAGGGGACAAGATTATACCCAAACAGCTTCTGTTGATAGACTTGCAGAACTAGTTAAGCAATATAAAGCCGATTTTGTTTATGTTGATGCTGGTTATGGAGAAGTTCAAGTAGAAATGCTCCATAAGAAGGGCAAAGAGGATCCTTCTAGTGGTCTACACAAAAAAGTTATTCCATATTCGTTTAACAAACAAATAGAGATTGTTGACCCAAGAAATGGTAGAAAAGTAGCAAAACCTTCTAAACAGTTCATGGTTAACATTACCTTGAATCAATTAGAAGCAGGAAGGTTAAAATTGCCCTTTTCTGAGGACACCCAGCTCACTACAGACAACCTTGAAGAGCGAGAGGCCGGCAATAAAGGTCAAGGTCTAGTTCAGCAGATGCGCAACTTTGAGATCGTAAGATACTCAACTCTTGGCCTGCCTACCTATTCGCAAGGAGAGGATCATACTTTGATAGCATTTGGTCTTGCTATTACAGGATTCGTTCTAGAATTCTCTGATATGGCTCGGCATAGATATAGCAATGCTGTAGCCAAAATCTCTGCAAAGAGAGATGATGATCATGATCCTGCAAGGCCTCATGAAAAAATGGCCAGTATTGTTAGGCAGCTTGATGGTGGAATAGATTCAGGAAGTAAAGGTAAAGACCTTTCTTCAATAGCCAATGTTAATAAACTTATAGATAACAAGAAGTTTAAAATATCTAAATTTGGCGAAAAAGAGATGAGAAAGCACATTAGTGTCAAGAATGTTAATAGGCACTCTAGTCTAAACAGAAGTGGTCCAAGAAAGAGCTTCTAGTGGGTTTAGAATACAAAGGCAATCCCGAGCTAAGAAGAGACAGAGATTTTGTTCTATCCAACCTAGATAGAGACAGAATTAGCGAATTTATATCTAGAGAGCCTACGCCAACAGAAGCAGAAGAGACAGATAAGCTATTTGATGACATAGCTAAGCTGTTTTTAAAGGGGGAAGCTCTAAAGAATGCTATAGGTGATATGGATCCGGCAGGTTTTATTCCTGTTGAAGACGGCTCAGAAGTTATAGCAGCTATTAATAGGCTTCAGCCATCAGAAACGACAACCAAAGTTATAACTTTTGGCTTGTTTAAAGATGCAGTAGAGTATCTATCTAGCAGATCTTCTGCTATTGATGAAGAGTTTGTAAGAAAATATAACTTTATTGATCCTAACTTAGAGCATTCCTCTGTAACTACAAAGCATAAAGGTATATCCTCTTCAGGGAAAGACTGGATAACATCTTTCCTTGAGCTCCTAGCACCTTTTGCTGGCCTGCAATTGGCAGGTTATATTCATGATGTATTTATTATGAATACACCGAAGGCCACTTTTCCAGATGACGAGGTAAGGCAATGGGGAACAACAGGCTTTCTTGTAGGACTTGCCCTATTGATAGAGTTGGGTAGTAATGCTAAAATATTCTTGCAAGTCTTTGGGGGGAAACAAGGTCTTGATCCACAACTGGAGCAAGAGTTTAATCGTCTTTATAACAATCCTCAAGAACGCAAGAAGGTGTTAGAAGAGGCTAACTTGGATTACAGTCTCTTTGTTTCTAACCAAAGATTCAATGACTCTAAAGCAGTTAGAGATTATGCGTTAAAATATATTGCAAGACAACAACAAAGTCTTAAGTATGATCATTGGATAACCTACTTGCAGACATTAGAGCATCAAACTATGGTCAGAGGACCATTGGCGATGTCTCCTATGTATTCAGAAAAGTGGCGCAAATTCAAACTCAAGAATGATCCCCCATCAGATGATGCCGTAAATGACATCTTTGGTGTTCTTAAAGATACAACCATAACTAGCCTTAGTGATTCCTTAAGAAATGTTATACTATCAATACAAACAACCACCAACGAACAATATAATAGATTCGCTGCTTCCCTCTATCTACAAATAGATGAGAGAACTCTATGTTGTCTTCTGTATTTTATAGGCCCATTAGATACTAATTTACTTAGAAGTATATCTTCTCTACTGAAGCTTGCAAGTTATCGTGTAGATATAGATTTTGGCGATCTGCTTAAGTTTTTAATTGATGGAGCACACACAGCATTGATGAACATGCTTATATCTTATATCAATCAGATATTAGATCAGGTAGGTTCAAAAGTGTTTGAAGCATTCTTTTCTATACCTGATTTTGATCTAGATGATGCTTTCAGGTTTTGTCCTGGATTAAATCTACTTCTGTCCATACTAGAGCTTGCACTTAATGGACTGTTGTCAAAGTTGGATGAATTAGCAATATCCTTACAAGCTACATTGGATAGCTTAAATGCAAAATCATCTAGACATATAAGTTACACTGTAGACAGAAGAGCAATAGCAACCATAGCTGTGTTATTAGATAGATTGGCTGCAAGAATTGACTTTATACAAAACATATGTAGAGAAGATCCGACTCAAGAGAACTTTAACGATAACTTAGCAGAAGTTGCTGTAGAGTTTGTGTCAAATGAGCTCCCAGATCTATTTCCTATTATCAATATTCCAGAAGTCGAGCGCAGGAAACACTTTAGAAATGTTCCCTCATTTAAAGCAGGAAGTCTAGGTATAGAAGTTCCAGGATTTGACTCTAATGGCAATATCAAAAAGCCTACTGAATCTCAAGTGAAAAATGACTGTAGATCCAATTCTCCTGCAAATAAAGGCGTTATTGTAGCTGAAAAACTTGCTGAGGCAATTAGGAATATTAAATAATGGCTTTTTGGAATAGAAAAACTAAAAAACTAGAAGAGAAAGTACAAAATTTAGAGTCTGCATTAAAAGACTTTAAGCTTGCAGCTAGAACTAATGCTCAAGCACAAGAAGCTAGATTCACAAAACTTATCTCTAACAGAAGAAAAAGTCTTTCTAAGCCTCTTCATTATAGCACTGGCAACACCGGCACTTCTACTGGTCGCAAAGATATAAACTACATATATGAAGGTCCCTCATATGACCTTGCCGAAATAGGTAGAGCGCAGGACGTAGAACCTTATATCAATCAATCTATAAGAAAACATAGAGAGCAAATACTAAAGGAAGGCTGGGAGCTAGTAGGCAAGAACGAAGAAGCAGTTGCTTATGTAAAACAAAGACTTTTTGAAATGTCTTTGGTTAGCGGTGTTCCAACAGAAGAAGTTATTAGAGAATATACTACAAACTTAGTAACATACGCGACAGCCTTTATTGTCTTAAAAAGAAGTAAATCAAATAGTACAGGTAAAAGAATTAGGAAACATGGCAAAGAATTAGAGCCTATTGCAGGTATGTTTCCTATGGACCCCACATCTGTTCAGGTAGCCTTAAATGAAAAAGGCCATCCAGTAAGTTGGAAGCAAGAAATACCTAATCCTGTTAACAACAAGAAAACAGAAGTTACATTTAAACCAGAAGATATTGTAGTTGCAACTATAGACAGAAAGTCTGGTTTTGTTTTTGGAACTCCTTATATCTTACCTACTCTAGACGATGTGCGTACTTTAAGAAGATTAGAAGAAATCTCTGAAGTAGTTTCAATTAAGCATGCACATCCTCATATACATTGGAAAGTGGGTACAGATGAAGAGCCTGCACAGGTGCTTGATGATGGAACAACAGAAGTAGAACTGGTTAAAAATCAAGTAGAAGATGTGTCTTCAGAAGGTGGCATCGTTACTTCTAGTAGAGTTCAGTCAGAAGTATTAAACTCAGAAGCGGGAATGCTCCCTCTTGATAAGTATCTTGAATACTTTGAAGCAAGAGTTATGGGAGGTTTAAGATTATCTCCGATAGATCTTGGTAGAGGTGACGTGTCTAAGTCAAGTGGTGTAAGTGTTTCAAAGTCTCTGCAAGATTCTGCAAGAGACTTTCAGGCAATAATAGAATATACACTTAACTTCTACCTTATAAACAACCTTTTACTGGAAGGCGGCTTTGATCTTAATCCAGATAATGCCGTCAGTTTTAAATTCCCTGTAATAGACAGAGAAGAAGAGAGAGCTAAGCAACAGCACGGCCAAGATTTATTCCTTGCGGGCACAGTTTCTTGTAGAGAATTCAGAAGAGAGTTCCTTAACAAGGAAGACCTATCTGATGAAGATAGACAGGACACAAAACCCGAGCTTGATCACAAGAAAGCCAAAGAGCTTCAGCAAATGGCTAACGCTGCCGCTGCAGCTAAAGCAGCTCAATCTTCTAGCTCTAGTAGCACAAGCATCAAAAATAAGACTGCCAATAAGGTTAGACCTACAAATCAAAGTGGGCAAAAGTCTTCAAAGACCAGGGTTACCTCTAATAACAGTTTAGTTGATTATCACAGTACTTATGAAACTATTATATATGAGCACATAGATTCTCTGCAAGAATCTGTAGTTGACTTTGTAAAAAGACACAAGACTGGTACAGCTCTAAGAGGAGACAGTTTAGATATAACAACTAAGCAAAGCGAACTTCAGTCTATATTTGATGCTTTCATAACTCTAGCTTTAAAAGATACTAGAACATTGCTTGATACAGTTATGCATTCAGGACTAGAAACATTCTGTGATCATGCTGATAAAGCAGAAGAGTTAACTATTATACCTAAAAGGTTAAAGGATAGAATTGTAAAGAACTTAGTAGAAAAGTCTTTAAAGAATCTATCTAAAACTTGTAGAAAAACAATTAACACAGATGAAGATATTAACAGCGAATCTGGAAATTTAATAAAACTGCATGCTCACTTTGATCAACTTAAAAGTGAGATGTCAATTAAAACAAAAAAACATATAGATATTCTATATAGATTTGGTTATTCTAGAGGCGCTAAAGCTCATGATAAAAACGTTATTGCTTTAAGCCCTGTAGAAGGTGAAGCATGCGAAAAATGCATGGAAGATGGCAATATAATAGTAGACCTAAGAAATAAGGATTTACCAGCAACCTCACTTCTCGACACGCACTCAAATTGCACTTTTGACGTAAGTCTAGGCAATTAATAAATTTGAGTCGGAAAACTTTTAGAATCTAATGGCTAAAACTAAATACTTTCCTAATTATGATCCAGACGAGGATGATGATTTTGAAAACGCAGAAGACCTTGAAGCAGAAGAGACTCAGCGCATCTATCATATGAGAATGGCTCGAAAGGTCTATAGAGAGCCCAAAAAAAACAAGAAGAACAAACATGGCAAAGAAGATAGAAATAATAGACAGCCTGACTCTGAAGCATAAAGCTTTAGTAGAAGACGCTATGTCTCTTGTTGATGACGTGTCTGATTCTGACAGTAAGCCTAAGCTTACAGTTACTATGGATGCCACACACTCTGGTAGATTGACTAATGCCAGAGTTTATCCTGGTACCAAGATGAGAAAGTCTGTACCTAGCTTTCTAAGTCCTTTTGCAAAGCCAGTTCTTCTAGACCATAATACCGCTAGAGACCCTGTCGGTAGAGTATCAAAAGCCAAGTTCATCAAATTAAAAGATGGTGAAGCCTTCACTAAAGACTTCATAAATCCATCAGATGGTCTTGGCTCTGGCTTTATTCAATTAACAGCCGATATTACAGATTCTGATGCAATAGAAAAATTCCTAGATGGAAGATACCTTACAATCTCCACTAGACAGGCAATGGATAGCCTTATATGTAGTATCTGTGGAGAAGATTTTGCTAAGTTAGGCTTTTGGGGCTCTGAGCATCGCCCAGGAGAAGTTTACAAAATTAAAAAGGATGGCAAAGGTAAAGAAAGAGAATATCTTTGCTATGGTATTGCAGGAGACATGGAATATAGAGAAGTCTCTGTTGTAAACATACCTGGTGACAGTGAAGCCAGAGTCAGCAAAGTAAAGCTAGAAGAAGGTGATGGTCATGACTGTGCAGGCATAATGAAGTGCGCAGGTGACAAGCTCTTAGCAAACGTAGAACAACTGATTCTTTCTTCAGATTCCGGAGAAGGGATATCCTTATTATCTGGCCCTGATAAGCAATCAGTTACTTCAGGAGATCGTGACTGGGAAAC